TACAGTTTGATTAGGTTGATTTTGTCCTAGATAACCATACGGCATTTGAACTCCTTTAGGTTATTTCTAAAATACTTGCAAATGCTTCTAGATCACCAGAAGCTGCACCACCTGTTAGCTCTATTTTATCCCCATTTTCTAAAACTAATTTAGAAGTTCCTGCTAGTTCTATTGTGCTATCAGCTGGTACGCTTATTGTATAAGCTATACGTGCATTTCCAGAAGTACCGTCAACAACATCTGCTGTTATTGTGTCATCAGCAGCACCGTCAACATTAGTAATACGTAATGTCAATATAATTGCTGTACCACCAGAACTATTAGTATAAATAGCAGTATTACTGCTAGTTACGTCCAAATAAGCGTTTTTAAATGTATTAGCCATATTTCCTTTCCTATCCTAATGCGATTATTAAACCTATATCAGCAAATCCACCTTGATCTAAAATAGATTGTACTGTAACTTTTTTTATATTATTACTATCACTTGCGTCTGCAATTAATAGTTCGTCCCCGGTTGCTGCTGTAACTGATGATTGTCCATTAATATCTACATTAAGAGTTACTGCACCAGATGTTCCACCACCACTAAGACCAGAACCAGCTGTAACCCCGGTAATATCGCCCTCGCCAATATAACCTGCCCACGCTGATCCATTGTAAAACTGTAATTCATTGGTATCTGCTAAATAACAAAACATACCCTCTATTGGACTTGTTATTTGTGCGTCCCTAGCTGTACTGTCTGCAAATATAGATATGGATTGTTCCATTAAGTAATCATTTACATCTGCTGCTGTTAAGACTTCACCAACAGCAAAAACTTTAAATCCGTTTGCCATATTTTTAGTTTATCCCTTTCTTGTTTAGTTTAATTGTATGTGTCATTAATAACCTAACTTATCTGTGTCTAATATACCAAATAACGTGTTATCTAGTCGCATAAACGCTTGTACGTCTGCGTTAGATAGCTTATATGAACAACTAAATATATCTGGTGTAATGTTGTAGCTAATACTGTCAATTATCTCATTTGATGTTATTTGTGCTGGACTACCACTACCCGGTGGTGTAAGTTCTACTTTGACCACATCACCCACTTCACGATCTAAGATACTGTTTTGGTTTCCTGTTGTAGCTTCTGTTAAATCAACAACTAAGTTATCAAATCTAATTAAAGCGTCTTTAAATTTACCAAGTAAGAAGTTTGCTGCGTCATTAACTTCACTATCGCTATCGTTATATAATCCACTTCTACTTAATGTTCTAATCAAATACTTACCTTGACTACCAACATCTTCTACTGTTTGTGTAGATCCACCAATTCTTGTTAAAGAAACTACATTAAATATCTCATTGTCATCATTGATATAATCTACACGCAAGTATGGTATATCGCTACCGTCATCACTAAATGTAGCGTCTGGTGTGCTTGGAAACGTAGTATGTCTTGATTTAAACGTTAATTTACCGTCTTTAGACATAAACAGTAATCCATTTTCGCTACGTTCAATATTCTGTAAAACAGACAATGTGTTTTCACTAATACTACTTAATGATTGCATTGTAGATATACCTGTTTCAATATCACGTTCTGCACCGAACTTAACGTTAGCGTTGTCTAATACATTACCTACTAACGTTCCACTATCTGCACTACTAAATGAAGCATTTATCAAGCTAGTGTTTGCTAACTTCATAAATCCGTCCGAAGCAACAAAATCAGCAAATGAGTTTGATTGGTCTGGATAAGTTAGGTTTATATCTGTTACAAAACCTACAAATAAATCTTTATAACTACTGCCACCGTCTGTTGTTGCGTCCACGTGTATAGCAATCATTGGTTCAATACCCGGTGAATATGGACTTGATGTATTAGTGTTTTCGTATTTACGTGCATTATTAAGTAATCGTACTGAACAACTACCAGTGGTAAATGTGTCTAAATCTCTTGATCTACCACGGCTAATACTGACACTTTGTACATCACTTGTTACGTCTGTAAGTGGTACAGCACCACCTAGTTCTGCACTATCTAAAACACCACGTACTAAGTCATCTAATGTAAATGTGTTTTGTGTAAAACCTATGCGAACACGTACTGTTGGTGCTGCCATTACTCTATTGTGATTACCCTATTTAACGCACCATTGGTTCTGTTAAATTCTTTTAATCCTTGTATAACTACGTTCTTTGCGTCCTCTGGATTAGTTACAGCTGCATTAAAGTTTACTGTTAAACCTGCACCAACAGCTTGATTAAGTCCTGCTTGTGCTGTTTGTTGTTGTGTTGTAAGTGCTGCTAATGTTTGTGCTGGATCAACTGTTTCTTGTGCAACAACTGATTTAACTTGTTTATCAGCAAAACCAAACGATACTCTTTCAAATTCTTTTAATTTAGGTAAGTCTATGTTTATACCTATTTTGCCAAGTATTCCACCAACTTTATTTGCAAAACCATTTATTGTTCTAATAAATTTATTTAAGCTGTCAATAATCCTATTAATCATATTTTCAAAATTCTTTGGTAGGTTAGTTAAAAATGGTGCAATATATTTATTAACTATTTCTGTAAACTTTCTAAATGCTGGTGCTAATAAGTTAAGTAACAACGTTATGATTGCAATTATTGGTGGTGCTAAATCAGCAAATAATTGACCAATAGAACTTACAAATGGTGCAACTGTTTTAATTGCAGAAATAAGACTTGGCCCGATCTCTTGGACTACATCAATAATTACTGGTAGCAACTGTTCAACAATAGGTAAGAGTTCTGCACCAAGTGTAGCTTTTAATTCTTTTATTTTTGCTTGTGCTTGTTTAGATTTAGTAGCAAAACTTTCCTGTTCTGCGTTTAAGTAACCTTGTGTAACTGCTGATTTTCTTGTAATCAGTTCTAATGTTGCTTGTGCTTTCTCTTGTTTTGTAAGTTCTTTAGCAGCAGTTTTCCCGGTCATAGCAAATGCCTGTGTTTGTACTTCTGCTTCAGATATAGCGATACCATAAGTCTTTAAGCTCTCTCGTTCACCGAGAAGTGCTTTAGTCATAGCTTCTAATACTGGTTGTGTTCCACCTTGTACGTTGTTAAATGCTGCTACATCACCTGCTAATACAGATAAGTCCTTTGAAAAATTAACACTAGCTTCAGCAGACATATCAATACCTTGCAGAACCATACCTGTTGTTTTAAGTAGATCTTGTAATTCAAATTCTGCTAGACCAGCTTTTTTAGAAAAATCCTCAATAAATGTTCCAAACTCTGGTATTGCGTCCCCAAATGTAGCTTGAAATGCTGCTTCAGCTTCTTTAGCTTCTGAAGCCAAATCAACCATTTCTTTGCCAACAGTTCCTGCTGCAACACCAATAGCACCTAATCCTAATGCTGCTGTTTTACCAATAGCACTTGCAGCACTTCCTAAACCTTGTAATGCTTTTTGTCCTTTTGTTAATGATTTAACAAACTGATCTGTTTTACCAATTATTGCTATTGATACTTTTTTATCTAGTGCCATTATTTAATTGCCTTTACTAATGCGTCATACATACGATCTGAATATGTTTCTAATATTTGATTTTGGTTTCTACTAATAGTTTTACCTACTACATAACCACCTTTACCAAATTGATAAAAAGAACTTTCGCCACGTACTCTTTGATTACCAATATATTTTCTATATGGAAATTTAGCACCCGGTCTTGAATAAGGTAGATTACCTACTTCTGAACGTGTTATAGAACGCATACCCCCACTTCTTACCGGTACTTTCATAATTCTACGACCAAACTCCATTGATAAAGAAGTTGGGTATCTATCGTTAGACTTAATATTTATTTTTGCTTCACTTCTTGTACCAGAAGCAGTAAAACCCATAGCTGAACGATTTGCTTTAGGTACTGGTTGTTTACGTGCTAATACACGGCTATCTGCTAATTGTTCTTTGGCTATCTCTCTATGAAACTTTGATAACGTTTTAAGAACATCTTTTTTACCATATTGTCTTAATTCTTTAACAATTTCTATAACTTCTTTATTGTCTATTGCTAAATCGGTTTTTTTAAATGTTCTTGCCATATCACTTATCGTATTTCTTGTTTATAACCCTTACTAATGCGTCAAACATTTCCATATCAAGTTCTGCTATCTCTTGTGGATTTATTCCTGTTTCTATTGCTATTGCTGCAATTAAGTCTATAAACCCGGTTACGCTTTTAAATTATCACTTGATCCAGTAATGTCTAGTTCTTCAACTAAACCAATCCAAGTATCGTAATCTTCTGTAACGCCATTTCTTTTTGCACCAAGCCAAGCCAAATACAACAACCACTCATAACGTTGTTCTTCATTTAGCTTGGACACTGGTATATTAAATTTGCGTTCAAACTGTACAATATCTGCTGGTTTAATCTTTACTTCGTACTTCGTGCCGTCTTGCATTATGACGACCATATTACCCATTACGAAGTTGCCCTAGTAATTGTTCCAGAAGTTGGGAACGCAACGGACATAGTAGCAAGTTCACCAACTGCGTTAGCTACTGGTATGTGTTGATTTACAAGCACGTTTCCAGAATAACTTGGGTTAGTTGCACTTACTGCACCACTTGTTGGTTTTACAACAAATGCTGTTGTAGATCCAAGTAATGGGAATAATGTAGCGTCAACTTCTGAAGCTGCGAAATCTTGTTGGAACTCAATAGATAGTGTTCCGTCCTTTAATCCACCTGTACGTGATTGAAATGTATCACCCATAGCTGTTGTAACGATTTCATCAGCTGTAATATCTAATGTAACACTTGAAACGTGGTCTGATAGATCAACGCTGTTCAAGGTAACACTAGCGTCTGTTAAAACAAATTTTGCCAATGTAAACTCCTTTCAGACTTAATTTTATAGTTTAGTAAAGAAGTTAAGTTGTGTGTGTTATTCTA